AAGATATAAAACGATACGTAAATAGCAGACTTCGATTATCTCAACGGCATATTGCAATAGCAGTAGAACAGCACGTAATAGGAAGTAAAGAAGCATACAAAGAAGCATACGAAAAGGCTTGTATTCAGCGTACCTGTCTTAGCGATATCCAGATGTTTATAGAGCAGGCAGCCTGGAAGTAACTATGATACTATGGTCTCAACTAACTGTTCAAGATAAGCAGTCTTTAGTACTATTGTTACAGCAGCAACGCACGACACTTCTGCTGACTAAGCCGTCTAAACGCGCAACAGGCAGCCGTAAGAAGGTCGTTATACCGCAGTTTAAGTCTAAAGAACTAGAGGCTTTTTTCTACAGTATGCCTGAGGCTGTAAGGAAACAGATGTTAGGGAAGTAAGCGCAACTATATAACAGGAGAAGCTATGCTTACGGACGGACAAAAGTTAGATATATCAAAAACTGTAGCAAAGAAGATAGTAAGCAGTCGAGGCCTATCGGCGAACAAGTTTGACTTCGATGAATTAGTAAATATAGGCTTCCTAGGTATAACTGAAGACGACGAGAGCAAAGCAGGCCGTCAGGCTTATCTCTGGATGCTTAACTTTGTCTGCTACAAGTGTGGAAAGTCTATAGACAGTAGATATAATAATAAACTAATCGAGCCTGACGCTATGCCTGCTATAGCTAACCGAATCGACCTCTTTCACGCTATACTAACAACCCTAAACGAAGAAGAGATACAGCTCTTAAAAGACCGTTATAACAAGGATATATCTGTAATACAGATGGCTAAAGCTCGCGGTATAACACAGCCTTCTATCAGCGACCGAATTTCGCGTATACTAACGAAGCTCAGAATTGCACTAACACCGAAGTAGTCTATATTAAAAGGAGAACAGTATGTCCGTAACAGAAACAAAGCCTTGGTGGCAGAGCTTAACACAATGGGGAGCAATACTAACAACTCTCTGTAGCTTATTGCTACCTATAATAGGCCAGGCAGATTTAGCTCAGGTTGTAGTAGCAGGACAAGTTGATATCTCCAATGCTCTAGCTGCAGTCGGCACTGCTATCGGCCTTATTATGGTCGTAGTAGGCCGTTTTAAGGCAACAAAAGGTGTAACAATAACATAGTAAATTTTCATCCTTCCGTAACGGGTTAGGACTCATCGTTCTAACCTGTTTGTTATAATAAGGATTATATAATATAATATTAACTCATTAGACCTTATCAAACTTATCTGCGTATTGCTGGCGATATAGAAAGGAAATGAAAAAAAATGTTTGAAACTATTGGCAAAATTACCGTTGGCTTTTTGGCTTCTGTGGGACTTGTTTTGGTCATAGCCTGTTTTGGTTTGATATTGGCGTGGCCGATTAAGTGGACGTGGAACGCTACAATGCCATATTTATTTGCCCTGCCGACAATAACGTGGGG